ATATCACAGTCAACTATACACTGCGTTTAGGAAGTCATACTAGGATTGGTAAACTAAGATTAGTAGTTGGAGACGATATGTCTACAATATCACTTACTGATAACTATGACTTTTCAGATATTTCTTTGACATCACAGGGCGGTAAAATTATGACTGGTTTTGAATTTAAAGCAGAACTTAGAGATAACGATACCGACAGTGGCATTGATACTGTAGTGCTATTCTACAAGAATCCAATCGCGACAGGTGCACTAGGAAACATTTCCTACGACATAGAATACGGTGTTTAAAAAGGTATTATTTTTTAAAAAATATCTTGCTCTATACGCACATTTAGTGTATGCTATATAAACAATTGAAACCGTGAGTAACTACAGGTTGTAGAAATTTTCACTTCTCCTATTATGATAGGAGTATCAGTGAGAGTAACTAAATACCTGTACATCATAAACATAGGACAGAGAGGCGATGACCAAAGAGATTTATATTACAAAGCGTTCCGGCTCAAAGGAAAAACTAGACTTAGACAAAATGCATTTTGTAGTCGAGGAGGCTTGTAAGGGCCTTTCTGGCGTTAGTGCATCACAGATTGAAATGAACGCAGATTTACAGTTTTACGACGGTATGTCTTCAGAAGAAATTCAAAATATTTTAATTAAGAGTGCTAATGATCTTATATCATTAGAAGCACCTAATTATCAATTTGCAGCAGCAAGACTTTTACTATACAGTTTACATAAAAAAGTTTACGGAAAGTATCAACACCTTCCCCTCTCTGAAGTAATTGATGCTAACATTGATCGTGGTGTTTATGACCCTGCGATCAAAGACAAGTACAGCAGTACTGAACTTAAAAAACTTAACAGTTGGATCAAGCACGATCGCAACGAAGAGTTTACCTATGCTGGTTTACGTCAGGTGGTTGATAAATATTTGTGCCAAGATAGAAGCAACGGCGACATTTTTGAAACGCCTCAACATATGTATATGATGATCGCTGCTACATTATTTGCTAACTATCCAACGGAGACACGTTTACAATACGTGAAAAAATATTATGACGCGACCTCACTTTTTAAGATCAACATCCCAACCCCTGTTATGGCAGGAGTGCGTACTCCTATTCGTCAGTTTGCCAGTTGTGTTCTTGTTGATGTGGATGATACTCTTCCTAGTATCTTTAGCAGTAATAGCGCGATCGGTTACTACATTGCTCAAAGGGCAGGAATTGGAATCAACGCTGGACGTATCAGAGCAATCAACTCAAAAATACGAGGTGGAGAAGTAGCACATACAGGTGTTGTCCCATTTCTTAAAGTATATGAAAGCACAGTAAGAAGTTGTACACAGAATGGTGTACGTGGTGGTAGTGCAACTACCCACTTCCCTATTTGGCATTTAGAAATTGAAGATATTCTTGTTCTTAAAAACAACAAAGGTACAGAAGATAATAGAGTACGTAAACTAGATTATTCAATTCAAATCAACAAGGTGTTCTATGAACGATTATTGGCTGGTGAAGACATAACTCTTTTCTCGCCACACGAAGTTCCAGAGTTGACTGAATCATTTTATAGCGGCGACACTGATAAGTTCAAAGAACTGTATGAAGCAGCAGAACGTAAAACTTCAATTCGTAAAAAGAAAATTAAAGCAATGGATCTGTTTGGCGACTTGTTAAAAGAACGTGCTGAAACAGGCCGCATCTATATTATGAATATTGATCACTGCAACTCACACAGTTCATTTAAAGATCCAATCTTTATGAGCAACCTATGTCAAGAAATTACATTGCCAACTAAGCCTATCCAACACATTGATGATGAAGAAGGTGAAATTGCATTATGTATTCTTTCTGCTATTAATGTAGGATTACTAAACAATTTAGAAGAATTAGAAAACCTATGTGATCTTGCTGTAAGAGCATTAGAAGAGATTATTGATTATCAAGGATATCCAGTTAAGGCTGCTGAAGTAAGTACCAAGGCAAGACGTTCACTAGGTATAGGTTACATCGGACTTGCACATTATCTTGCAAAGAATAAAGTAAGTTACGCAGACAAAGCAGCGTGGAAACTAGTACACGAACTTTCAGAAGCATTCCAATACTATCTACTTGTTGCAAGTAATGAACTTGCTAAAGAACGTGGTGCTTGTGAAGCATTTGATCGTACTAAATACGCTGATGGTATTTTACCTATCGACACATATAAGAAAGATGTCGATGATGTTATTAAAGCGAAACTACAGTATGATTGGGCTGATCTTAGGAAAGACATTAAACAGTACGGCTTACGCCACTCAACACTGTCCGCACAAATGCCATCGGAGAGCAGTTCCGTTGTGTCAAACGCAACAAACGGAATTGAGCCTCCAAGAGCTTACTTGTCCGTTAAGAAGTCGAAGAAAGGGCCTCTTAAACAAGTTGTTCCGCAGTATCATCAGTTGAAAAACTTTTATACGTTGTTATGGGATATGCCTAGCAACGAAGGTTACATTAATGTTGTTGCTGCTATGCAGAAGTTCTTTGATCAGGCAATTAGTGGTAACTGGAGTTACAATCCAAAACACTTTGAGAACAACGAAGTTCCATTGAGTGTTATGATGAAAGATATGTTGACAACTTACAAAATGGGTTGGAAGACTTCATACTATCAAAATACATTTGATTTCAAAGGTGAAGAAGTTGAAGATACTGTTTTGGAAACTAATGGTGTTGACACACAAACAAACGGTGTTACTATTAACGGTGTTAATGGGCATACAAACGGCAGTCATATGGAAGTTCCTACAACGGTTATGGACGACGGTGACGAATGTGAGGCCTGTAACATTTAATGGGTTATGACAAGAAAGAGAGAGAATAAAAAATTGAGCAAAACTGTTTTTAACAAGAATAAAGTGGACTTTACTAAAGAATTTATGTTTTTTGGTGAAGATGGTAACACCCAACGATACGATGTATTTCGTTATCCAGAGTATGATAAACTTAACCAAACTATGCTTGGTTATTTTTGGCGCCCTGAAGAAGTTTCACTACAGAAAGATAGAGCGGACTATCAAGATTTTCGCGAAGAACAGAAACATATCTTTACAAGTAACTTGAAATATCAAACACTGTTAGACAGTGTTCAAGGACGTGGTCCTTGCTTGGCATTCTTGCCTTACTGTTCTAATCCAGAACTAGAAAGTTGTATTGTATGTTGGGACTTCCAAGAAACTATTCACAGTCGTTCTTATACACACATTGTAAAAAATGTTTACCCTAATCCTTCAGAAGTATTTGATACTATCTTAGAGGACAAAGAGATTCTTGCAAGAGCAGAAAGCGTAACAAAAGAATACGATAAGTTTAACGAGATTGCAGATAACTTCTTCCATCATAAAAAAGGCAATATGTATGAAGTTAAAAAACAATTGTATAAAGCAATGATGACTGTAAACATTCTTGAAGGACTGCGTTTCTATGTATCATTTGCTTGTACATTTGCATTTGGTGAACTTAAACTTATGGAAGGTTCAGCAAAGATTATTTCGTTGATTGCACGTGATGAAGCAACACACTTAAACTTATCAACACACATTCTCAAGCATTGGGCAAAAGGTGACGATGATCCAGACTTTGTTAAAATTGCAAAAGAGTGCGAAGAAGAAGTTTATGAGATGTGGCGACAGTGTGTAGAAGAAGAAAAGCGTTGGGCAGACTACTTGTTTACTCAAGGTTCTCTTGTTGGACTTAATGCTAATCTGTTACACGCATATGTAGAATGGATTGCAAACAAAAGATTAAAAGCACTAGGACTTAAGACTATCTACGATCGTCCGCTTAATCAAAATCCTCTTCCTTGGACAGAGCATTGGTTAAGTAGTAGTGGACTGCAAGTTGCTCCACAAGAAACAGAAGTAGAGTCTTATATTGTAGGCGGTGTCAAACAAGACGTCGAGAAAGATACGTTCAAAGGCTTTACACTATAGGAGTGAACTATGTTCAAAGCACAATTTAAAAGACATTCACCATACGAAAGTTGGACCACGTATGGAACTTATGCAACTGAGGCTCAAGCAGTATCAGCAGCACTATCAAAAAAGAATGCAGGTGCTATGCTAGTTAGAGTTGTAGATAAAAAAGGTTCAACAGTTTATTCAGGATAATTTATGCTTGATAGTATACGATACTGGATTTTAAAATTAATTGATTGGAAGATAGAACTATTAAAAAAATTTAGACGATTTGTATCTGGTGAATACAAATACATACTGTCAGACAAACAACTAGAAAAACAAATAAAGAAATGGAGACACACACAATGATTGAGATTTATGGAAAACCAGCCTGTCCGTTCTGCGACAAGGCAAAGAATTTTTGCGAGACTCGAGGATTTAAATACACATACAAGTCACTTGGTACTGACTACACAAGAGAAGAACTATTAGAAAACTTTCCAGGTGCAAGAACGGTTCCACAGATTGTAATTAACGGAAAGAAAATTGGTGGTTATGATGCTTTTACAAAATACGTAGATGACACAGGATTTAACGGAACAGGACACTCACTAGGATAATATATGTTAATCGAAACACCTTATAAAGAAAACGATGTTGTATCAATTAAACTGTCAAGCGGAGAAGAAGTTGTAGGTAAACTTGTAGAAGAAACATCTGATACAATTACAATTTCTAAACCTCTTATGTTAGCACACACGCAACAGGGTATGGGACTTGCTCCATATATGATGACAGTTGACCCTGAAAAAGCACAACTGAAATTTAACGAGAAGAATGTAATCACTGTTTCTAAAACAATGGAAACAATGGCTAAACAATACATTCAAAGTACTACAGGACTTGTAACCTAATGCCAGGGGCGGTGAGAGTCGGCCAAGATGTACACGTAGGACACGCAAGTCCAAGTCCAAGTCCCTTTCACCAAACTTCTTACGCATCAGGTTCGCCCGATGTTTTTACAAACAACACTGCTCAAGTTAGGATCGGCGACAAAACCAGTTGCGGTGATCCAGCAGTCGGCGGTTCGTTAAATGTTTGGGCTAACAATATTCCGGTTCATAGATTAGGTGACGCTACCGGAGGACACGGTAGTTGGGTGCCTAATGCCGCAGCCACAGCAAGTGATAATGTATGGGTCAACGAAGGCTATGTTCCACCTATTATACTTTCGCCTGAAGTAGCAGCAACAGTTAACAACAGTATACAAAGAGCAATTGAACGTCCTGAGCCTGTTGGAAACACAGGTGGAGTACAAGAAGATGGAAGTGTTGAAGATGGTCAGGTCCCTCAACAATACGAGCAAACACCAGATGCAACTGGAGTAGATACTCTAGGAACAAATGAACAAGGATTAATAGATGCAAGTGCCGCTGCAAGTACAGCAGCCGCAGATGGTATTCCAGGTTTCTTAGGACAACTACTAGAAGAAGCAAATAACAATCAATGGGACGAAACAGGAGACAAAACTTCTACGAGTAATCCTAACATTATTGGTATTTGGAAAGAACTAGGATTCCCAGACAGTGCGTACTGGAAAACAGACCAAACACCTTGGTGTGCAGGTTTTGCTAACTGGGTACTAAAAAGAACTGGTTACAGATATATGCAAAGTGCTAGAGCATATGACTTTAGAGATAAAACTGATTTATGGGGTGGAGTGCCTGTACCTATCGAAGAAGGACAACCAGGCGATATTGTAGTATGGAATTACAGTCACGTCAACTTTATATATACATCACCTAGACCAGGAGTATATACATTTGTAGGCGGAAACCAAAGTGATAAAGCAAGTGCAACTAATAACAATCCAAGCGGCGGAACTATTACTAACAGTTGGAAAGGTGGTTGGACACAAGATAGAGGACGTATATCAGGTATATTCCGTCCTACAAGGAAATAGCAATGCCTAAGTATAGTGAAACAGAAGCACAACTTAGTGCAGACGGATTTACATTTTTAGGTCTACCTACTAAACAACAAACAGCACGTTTTGAATATGTTGTGTTTGATTATGTAGAAAACAACCCAGGTATTGTTGGAAACACATATTCAAGTTATGTTGGTAAGCATTATGATGACGATGGAACAACAAGCGAATGAGTTTAATTAAACGTGGAGATAAAGGACAAGCACTAACCTATGACGAACTAGATGGCAACTTTACACATCTAGGCGGCGATGGTAGTTATCAGTTCCCAGCAACAGACGGATTAGTCAATCAAGTATTAACAACAGATGGGCAAGGCAACTTATCCTTTCAGACAATATCTCTAGAAAGTATAACAGGAGACCTTAAAGGTAGCGTGTTCGCAGATGATTCGACAAAGTTAGTTGATGGTGTTGAAGGAAAAATTGTTGGACCTGTTGAAGCAGATGTAACAGGAAATGTTACAGGTAACACAACAGGAACACATCAAGGTAATGTTATTGCTGACGATAGCACTGTTCTTGTAGAAGCATACAGCGGAACAATTAATTTAAATAATACAAGTATCACGTCATTGGTTGATGTTGATTATGTTTCACCGGTAGCAGGCCACGTTTTAAAATGGAATGGAACTACTTGGACATCGCAGGCAGAGTCGGGTGCTGCTGTTTCAGCATCAAATGCTGATTTACTTGATGGTTTTGATAGTCCATACTTTTTAGATTATAACAACTTTACAAATACACCTTCTCTTGGTGCTGTTGCAACTTCAAATGATTATAATGATTTAGATAATACACCTTCTCTTAGTGCTGTTGCAATTTCAAATGATTATAATGATTTAGATAATACACCAGCAGCCGCATCAACTCCAATAGGCGAAGGTCAAACCTGGCAAACTGTAACAGCATCCAGGACATTGAATACAACTTATACTAATACAACAGGAAGGCCTATTATGATTGCAATATATTGTGCAGGTCAGCCCAATCATTGTGAATGGGAGTTGTTAATTGATGGTGTGCAAATTGGTCATCAAGGTGTAATATCAGTCGCGTCTGCTGCAATGAGAGCAACAATGACAGCAATTGTTCCGGCAGGTTCTACATACAGAGCAAACAATATCTTAAATGCAAATTTACAGAGTTGGGCTGAACTCAGATAATATATAACTGTCCTTTTGTTTTAGATAACTACTATTACAATAAATTAAAGGATGGTAGTATGAATCCAATTAAACGTTACTTTTATATGGCAATCGGCTTCTTTTGTGTCGGTATGGCAT